AGTTCATGAGTGAGGACACCCAACTACCAGTACCGGAGCCGCCGCGCAATGGGGGCCGCTTACGGGCGCTCGATCGTGTGAATGTGATCCTGCCACCGGAAGTCACGCTCCCCATGACGGAACGCGCGTATGCGTTGGAGCCGACGATTCTGGACGACCCGATGAAGCCGACCGAGCGAGACTTGGCACTCGTGGAGCGTCTTGGGTGTCTCATGTGCGAGCCTTCTGAAGTGTTGGCCGTGACCGGCCTGACCAAAGAGCAATTCAACATCACGTTTTCGCCGGTGTGGGCGCGGGGCCGCGAGCGTGCGAAGGGACGGTTGCGCTTGGCCCAGTGGGATGCCGCCATGATGGGGAGTGAACGGATGCTGGTGCATTTGGGCAAGCAGTACCTCGACCAAACAGAAAAGGTAGAAAAGAATGACCTCGACGCTGAACAACGTGCTGAACGAAGCTCCGCACGAGATAAACTCGCTGACGCGCTTAACCGAGCAGGAAAGAGGCGAGCTACTGAGCACAGTGAGCGAAACGGAGCGGGAGTACCTCAAGAAGGAGTGGTCCCTGTGGGCGCGGGACAATCAACTGCCGCCGCCTAGTGAAGATTGGGTGTACTGGCTGATCCAAGCCGGACGAGGATTTGGAAAAACCCGTACGGGGGCCGAGTGGATCCGAGACCAGGTCGAGAATAAAGGGGTCAAGCGAGTCGCGCTCATTGCCCCGACTGCCGCCGACGTGCGCGACGTGATGGTCAACGGAGAGTCCGGCATCATCGGCTGTTCGCGCGACGAGTTTCTTCCGAAGTACGAACCCTCAAAGCGACGGATCATCTGGCCGAACGGGGCCACCGGCATGATGTACTCAGCCGAAGAGAGTGAGCGTCTGCGAGGACCGCAACACGAGAAAGCCTGGTGCGACGAGTTAGCCGCGTGGCACGATGAAGGCACGTGGGACATGTTGCAGTTCGGGATGCGCTTAGGGGAAAACCCTCAGACGGTCATCACGACGACGCCGAAACCGACCATCTTCATGAACCGGATCAGGAAACTTCCAGGGCTGGTGACCACACGTGGCTCGATGCTCGACAACCGGAAGAACCTTCCTGATTCGTTTCTCCGTGCGATCATGGAGCGGTACCAAGGCACGCGGTTGGGGAAGCAAGAAATTGAAGGAATCTTTTTGTCGTCGGTTGAAGGCGCGATCTTCTCAGAGCAAAACATCCTGAAGAAGAACGGCCCGATGAGTATTGATCAGTACGAGCGGGTCTGTGTGGCGATCGACCCTGCGGTGAGTTCCGGCGAAGGCAGCGACGAGACCGGCATCATCGTGGCGGGGAGCTACAACAACGGACAGCACGTCGATGTGTTGGCCGATCGGAGTGGTCACTACAAGCCGAACGAGTGGGCCGAGTTGATAATTCACTTGTATCATGAATGGAAAGCGGATAAAGTTCTAGGAGAAGTCAATAATGGTGGTGACCTAGTGGAACATACGTTGCGCCAAGCGAAGGGCGGCGTGGGTGTCGCGTTCCACAAGTTGCATTCCTCGAAGGGCAAGCGCCTTCGGGCTGAGCCAGTCGGCGCGTTGTACGAGCAGCACCGCGTGTTTCACACACAGTACTTCGAGCAGCTTGAAGAGCAGATGGTCACCTTCAACCCTGAAGAGTTGGCGAAGAAAGGGCAGTCGCCCGACCGTGTGGACGCGCTGGTGTTTGCGTTGACATGGCTCATCGTTGAACGAAAAGTACCACGAGTGAGGTTCCTGCATGTATAAGTGGCTTGAAGAGTGGATCGTCAAGAAAAGTATTCCCGTCATTCGCCGGTTGAGCAATTCGCAGTTCTTGCTGGAAGGCACGTCCCGCATGACCAGTTTGTCGTCCATCATTGGGGGGCACACGGTCAATGAACCGTACCGAGAGCACGCATGGGTACACGGTGCCGTCGAGTCCGTCGCGCTCAACATTTCTCAAACTCCGCTGACATGGAAGAACTCACGAGACAAGAAAGCCGCAGAACGACAGTCGAATAAGTGGTTGACGCTGTTCGAGAAGCCCAATCAGGATATGGGCCTTCAGCAGTTGATGGAAGCCACTGTCACGTACCTCCTCCTCAATGGAGAGTGTATGTGGGTGCTCGATCGAGCCGAGCCGACCGCGTTGCCGACAGAGATTATGCCGTTCGATGGGAGGCTCTTTGAGCCGATCCTGAACAAGGCGCAGAAAGTGGTGGGCTGGAAGACCGAGTCAATCGGTGAAGATGGACAGAAAACAACCGTTCCATTCAAGCGATGGGAAGTGTGCCACTTCAAACTCTTCAATCCGTACGACCCGATTCGTGGGCTCTCTCCAATCGAAGCCGCGCAGTTGGGTATTGATCAAGATAGTCTCGCGTCACAGTACAATAAAGCATTCTTCTCGAACAGTGCGCTGCCTGGAGGCGTGATAGAGATTGAAGATTCCTTGACGGAAGAGCAGTTCAATCGCATGCTCGCGCAATTCCGTGAGCACCACCAAGGCGTCAATAAAGCGCACACGCTGGCCCTCCTTGAAGGCGGCGCGACGTATAAGCAACTCGCCATCTCGCAGAAGGACATGGAGTTCCTGAATCAGAAGAAGTGGAACCGTGATGAAATCCTTGCCTGTTTCAAAGTCCCGAAACTTGAGTTGGGTGTATGGGACGATGTCAACTTTGCCGTGGCGAAAGTTCAGGCGCGTGAGTTTTGGGTGAAGACCCTTGTGCCGAAGATGAAGTTGATTGAGTGGGTCATGTGGGCGCAGTTATTCTCTGTGTCCGGCACCGGCAACATCTATGCAGAGTTTGATCTCTCGGACGTTGAGGCGCTGCAAGGCGATATGGTTGAGAAGGTCGAGATGGCCTTCCAGTTGTGGCAGATGGGCTACCCGCTCAATAAGCTCAACAAACGATTCAAGCTTGGTCTTGACGATGTCCCGAACGGCAACGCGAGTTACGTGATGCAGAACGTGAACCAAGTGGATGAGAGCGGCAAGATTACGGTGGCCGCTGCTCCAATGGCTCCTGGTGGGGGTGAGCCCCCGAAGCCGAAGAAAGAACCCGCAGCGAAAAAAGGAGACGACTATGGCGAAGCAAGACTTGGTGATTAAAGGAATTCAACGAAAACTTCTGACTGATATTACCTTCTCGTCCGATGAGGATCTGAAGGCGAAGCGACAGATTCGTGTCGTGGCTGCGAGTGGCAAAGCGGATCGTGTGGGCGACATTGTGAAGATCGAGGGGATTGAGTACGTCAACTACCTCAAGAATCCCGTCATTCTGTGGGCGCATGATCACTATGCGCTGCCGGTTGGCAAAGCCGTTGCTGTGGAGAATGCCAAAGGTAAACTGACGATGACCATTCAGTTTGCCACTGCTGAAGAGTACGCCTTTGCAGACACCGTGTACCGGATGGTGCTCGGTGGGTACTTGAACGGCGTGTCGATCGGCGCACGTGTGAAGGAAGCCGAATGGATGAAGGATGACGAGGGAAATATCGTTGGCCGGAAGTTCACCAGCTTGGAGTTGCTGGAGTTGTCTGTGGTCCCGATCCCCGCTGACAGCAAGGCGCTGGTGACCGCCGTGAAGTCAGGAAACGTCTCATGCGAAGAGTTCGAGGAATGCTTCACAAAAACTTTGGAAGCCCCACTTGATTTACCTAGTGAGAATCCTGTACAAGTAAAGACTGATGAGGGTGCGCTCAAGTCCGTTGAGGAGGAAAGCCTGATGAAAGAGCAGATCGAGCAGCTTGAAAAACGAATCGCGGAACTTGAAGCCCTGGTGAAGACTGGTGCAGAGCAGGGTGCGGACGCGAAGAAGATGATCGATGCGATGCAGATGTTGTTCGGGAACGTGATGACGCAGATGGCGGCGAAGAAAGTGCCGGACGTGGCGTCACTCACACAGGGATTACCGGACGGCAAAGGGGCGGATGTGATCAAGCAGGCGTTCTCGATGTTAGAAGCCATGCAAGGGAAATTAAACGCTTCACGATAATCGTGGAGCCTATTGAAGGAGGATACTGTTATGGATGAACTGTTGAAGAAGCTCGCAGAATTGCAGTCGAAGATGGATGCCGCGATCGGTGATGCTGCTGTCGTCAAGGCAGTGCAGGACGAGATCAAGGCGCTCCGTGAAGACTACGTCAAGATGAAGCAGGAGATGGGCGAACTGAAGGCTGAGAAGCCGAACAAGAAAGCCTCTGTCCCTGGGCTGGAGTTTGAGAAGGATAAGTTCTCGTTGCTCCGCGCGATCAACGCCATTGCGACGAAGAGTTGGAAGAACGCTGGCTTCGAGTTGGAAGTGTTTCAGAACACGACTGACCTGAAGAAAACCATGTCTACCGAGACCGATACGGCTGGTGGGTATGTAGTCCCGATTCAGGTGCTCGGTGATTTCATCGAGATGTTCCGTGCCAACCTCGTGACCAAGCAGCTTGGGGCGACCTACATCGAAGGACTGAACGGTTCTCCGGTTGAGATCCCTGGTCAGGCTGGTGGGGCGTCGGTGTACTGGCTCGGTGAAGACAATCCTTCTGGTATCACGGCTTCGGATATTTCTCTGAAGCAGAGCCAGATGACTCCGCACGGCGCGGCTGCACTCGTGAAGTTGTCGAACAGACTGCTTCGGATGAGCAACCCGTCGATCGAAGGTCTCGTTCGTCAGGACGTGGCGTTTGCGATGGCGGAAGCGGTGGACCTGGCTGCGATTCGTGGGATCGGTGCCAACGGTCAGCCTCTTGGCTTGATGAACGTCGGGGGTGTCTTGACTCATGACCTCGTCGGCATCACTAAGAAAGTTGAAGTGTGGCCTGCCATGTACGACATTGAAAACAAGTTGGCGGAAGCTAATTCGTTGAAGGGTCGTTTGGGCTGGTTGTTCCATCCGAGGGTGAAGCGGAACTTGGCTCAAGCTCGTGTCGGGTCCGGCTTCGCGGCTGAAGACGGTGACGGAGATTTTGTGCAGAATCCGATCACGCAGAACCAGTTGGCGTCGTACATTGGGTATCCGTTCCAGACCACGACCAACATGGCGATCACGACTTCGACCTCGCCCGATGAGTCTGAAATGCTCTTCGGAAATTGGGCTGAGTTGATCATCGGTGTGTGGCAGGGTCTGACCATCATGGCCTCACAGGAAGCCAGCGATGCGTTTGCCAAGAACCAGACCTGGATCCGGTTCGTGCAGGAAGTGGACTGTCTGCTTCGGCATCCTGAGTCCTTCTGCATCGGTCAGCACTTGAACGTGGAGACCATCGCCTAATAGCGGTGATCTTATATAAAGAAAAGAATAGATGGGGAGTGATCCTCCCCATCTAAACTGAAACCAAGGAGGATTTTAATATGTCTGCAAACAAGTCTCTGGCTCAGAATGCAACTCCGAAGTACGGCGCGGCTGGTAGCGCGATCGGAACGGTCAACGGTGTGGGGATTGATACCGCTGGCTTCAATGAGGCATGTGTGGTCCTGTCTGTCGGTGCGGTGGCCGCAACGGGTACCCTCAACGTCAAGATTCAGGATTCCGCCGATAACTCGTCTTGGGCTGATGTGACCAGTGCCGCATTCGTTGCGGTGACTGACTCTGGTGACAACCAGGTTCAGATCGGGATGCTGAAGCTGGATGGGAATACTGTTCGTCGGTACATCCGAGTGGTCGGTGTGGTTGCGACTGCGGCTGCTGATTACGGCGCGTCGGTGCTCTTGCTCAACAAGCAGTACCATCCCGATCAGACGCCTGCGTTCATCGTGTAAGCAGCGGCTCTGTCGGAGGGATAGGAATTGGGCTAGGGTGCATACTCTGTGCCCTAGCCCTTTTTTGTAAACAGGAGGATTCGATATGGCAAACGGAGTGTATAACAGAGGGAAGTTTCTGCTCGCGGGTGCGGGTCTCGATCTCGATACCGCTGACTTGCGGCTGATGTTGGTCAACAGTACCTACACTTTTGACAACAATCATAACTTCATCGACAACGCTGGTGCTGGTGATCCTATTGATCACGAGATTTCGGTGGGTGGGTACGCACGAGTGGCTCTGACGACCAAGACAATCACGGAAGATGACGCGAATGACTTCGCGTATCTTGATGCGGACGATGTGGTGTTCACATCGCTCGTGGCTGGACAGACTATTGGTGGGGCCATCTTGTTCGACAATGCCGGTGGCGCAGATACGGCACGCGCAGTCATCGCGTTCTACGATCTTGTCGATACTGCCACGAACGGTGGAAACGTCACAGTTCAGTGGGCAACACCGGCCAACGGTGGAGTCCTGAAACTCGCATAACCGATCACGTACCTCGATACTCAACTGTCGAGGTACGTCCTCGAAAGGGAATGTCTATGCCTACAATTCTTTTTTGTGGTGTGATAGAGATTTTGCAGGGTGACGACTCTGCTAAGATCGCTGTGTCGCAGCTCAATCCAACAAACGGACATACACAGGATAATCTTGCTGTGATAGCCACGTCGAGGCTCCCGTTCCACGGTTATATTCGTGAGGCGAGAGTGATTACAGAGGACGGGATTAACTACGTCTACGTCAGGGTGTCACGTCCTTTCTCCGACGGTATCCTTAATGGGGGAGCTATCTCGGTGATTGTTTGCACACACAGTGTATAGGAGTAGATATGCTTTGGGTACCGCGAACAGACCGTATGAAAATCATCACGAACGCGACTACGTTGGGGTCAGCGACTCCGTGGACTGGTGTACCTAGTCACGCCACTGTAGCCGATTCTGAAGGTACCATTACCGAGCTTATCACAGCGGGAAATAATCTCTTCGATACGTTTGGGTTCATCCTTCACATTACAGGCACGGGTGCGAGTGCCACTGCGTCTCAAGCGAAGATGCGTATACTCGTCGGTGGGGCCACTGATGATGTGCTGATTGACAATCTGATCTGCGGGTACCACATTCTCGGCGCAAGCGGCAGTTCATACTTCTTTCCTGTGTTTATTCCGGCTGGTATCCGTGTAGCTGCCGCCCTCACATCCCCACGCACAGCTATTACAGCGCGTGTTGGAATCTATATGTTCGGTGGGAATATCTCTCCACCGTGGCGCGTTGGGAGGAAAGTGACTACGTACGGAGCAGATGGGGCCACAGGCTCACGAGGCACAGCCTTGACAGTCACCGCATCGGGTGGCGCACCAACACTCAACTCATTTGGAAATTCTAGCGCTGGCCACTTTGCATTTCTGCCTGGGTTTCAACCGGAAACGGACACGACGATTACTCCGGCTGGCTACGTGGCAATCGGGATCAGCGCCGGAGCAGCTACATCAGATCTACTTGGACAGTGGTACTACGGAAAAGATACAGGAGAAAATATCGTCGGCCCCATCCCTGCTGAGCCAAGTTATATGGACGTACCGTCGGGCACGCAACTGAATATCATGGCCTCCAACTCAGGTGCGAACGACACAGCCTACGGTGGGCACATTTACGCAATTTCATAAGGAGCCTCATGGCAATCACAGAAGCATACACAAGAACCGCTCAGAGCGTTGGGGCATCCGAGTATTCCATCCCAAACAACACGACAACTGCCGTGCCAGTGGCTACGTCTAATACAGGCGTGTTTCAGTGCTACATCGACCTTGTGAATATGGCGAAGGGTGATGAGTACGAGTTCGCTGTCTATGAGACAGTGCGTGCTTCAGGCACCATTCGCAATGTGTACAGGCAATCCTTCCTTGGGGATCACGCCACGATATTTGTGACCCCAACCTTGGTGCTGATGAATGGGTGGGACATGACGCTGAAAAAGATTGCGGGGACAGACCGTACATTCGATATGTCGATTCGTAAGGTTGCCTAGCTATGTCTATCGCGCTGCTATGGTATGGAGGCGCAGCCGAAGCGTCTTCGTCAGGCCCGTCTGACTCAACCCTCAGTGCAGGGCAGAACACTGTTACGATCAGTGCTCCGACGGTACCTTCGCTTGTCTTGACGGTCCCACAGACAACGAACACCATCACAATTACCGCGCCAGATGCGTCGATTTCGATGCAGGGGCAGTACTTCCGCGACTTGTTTGAACGCTCTGACGAGCTGGTTCCCGCAGATGCCAACTGGCGATCTTCGTATATCAACGCGTGGAACGGTGGGCTAGAGATCGTTAGTGGTGACGTACGTGCTGTTGACCAAGTGGCCCCATATGATGAAGGTGGGGCTGTTTGGGAAACAAACCCCACGGTCGATCAATGGGCACAAGTACTGTGCGCGACGACAGGGGGATTTGAGCAGGGATGGATTGGGCTTATCTTTCGGCGGGGCGCGGATAATACAGATACGCAAAGCGGAGCCTATTGGCTCCTCGCCTATGGAGACAATATCCGTATCGGTGTATGGGTGGACTACGGTACAACCCATGTAGAAACTGACTTTGTAAATGTGGGTGGGATTGCCTCTGGAGATAGAATCACCGCGACGGTGACCGGCCTTGCTCCGGCAACGATGAAAGTATGGAAGAACGACACGCTTGTTCTTACACACACGTATGCCTCAACCTACAACCTTGATGGCACAGATAATCGGTCTATCGGTATGGGCGCGTACGGGCAGAAGACGATTGAATCGTGGATGGGCGGCGACCTCATTACGAACAACGCCTATCTCATAGCCGGTCAGAACACGGTCACAGTCTCTGCGCCTGCTCAATCGCAGCTTGCAGCAATTACACTGACGGCTGGACAGAACACAGTCACAGTGTCTGCACCGGCTCAATCACAGAGTATTGAAGTTACCGTCACGGCGGGACAGAACACGGTTACAGTCGCAGCGCCTGACACTCCTGCTGTGCATCTCACGATGCCACAGACAACCAACACCATTACGGTGTCGGCTCCGGCACAATCTGAGTTGCATGCTGTCACGCTCGCGGGTGGAGAGAACCTTATTACATCATCCGCTCCGACGGCGGTGCTGGATCTATCCTCCCCAGGAGTTGATCTTTCGGCTGGACAGAACACGATCACCGTCTCTGCTCCTGCACAGACAGAGCTACATGCAGTGACGCTGGCTGCTGGACAGAACACCGTTACGATCTCGGCTCCGGCTCAGTCCCAATCTACCGAAGTGACTGTCGCTGCTGGACAGAACACCGTTACGATCTCGGCTCCTGCACAGACAGAGCTACATGCAGTGACGCTGGCTGCTGGACAGAACACCGTTACGATCTCTGCTCCGGCTCAATCACAAGCTACTGAAGTAACTGTCGCTGCTGGACAGAACACCGTCACGATCTCTGCTCCGGCTCAATCACAAGCTACTGAAGTAACTGTCGCTGCTGGACAGAACACCATCACGATCTCGGCTCCTGCACAGGCAGAGCTACATGCAGTGACGCTGGCTGCTGGACAAAGCACCATCACGATCTCGGCTCCTGCACAGACAGAGTTGCATGCAGTGGCGCTGGCTGCTGGTCAGAACACGGTGACCATCTCGGCTTCGGCTCAATCGCAGTTTGCTGAAGTGACTGTCGCTGCCGGACAGAACACGATTACCATGACCGCTTCGATCGCAGAGTTGATCCAAGCGGGAAATCTCCTTGCGGAGAATAACTTAATCATCGTCAGTGCGCCTGCTGTCGCAGCAGTGCATCTCACGATGCCACAAGCAACGAACACCGTGACGATCTCGGCTCCTGAAGAAACTATACTGACGGAAGTCACGCTCGCTGCTGGACAGAATAACATCACGATCTCGGCTCCTACTGCAACCATGTTGGTTGACTCAGTGATAAGTGCCGGACAGAATGTTGTTTCGGTGACGGCTCCGTCAGCGGTCCTCGTTAGTCTTGATCAGACGCTTGAAGCCTTGAGCAGCGCCGTCACGGTCACGGCTTCGGCCATCGCTGCGGTTCATCTCAGTCTTGTGACTGATGTGAGTACCGTGACTATCGCGGCACCGACGGCAGGAGTTGCAGTCACATTCGACTCGATCCTTACGGCAGACCCAGGTATAGTTACGATTCAAACTCCTATCGTGACGCTACAGCCGCAATACGGTGGAATTGTGGTGTATCGAGACACCGCGAGATTCCGAAACACGCAGCACGGAACAATCGTAGCCGGTTCCAGGCCACGTGAGTCGCGCCTTGCATTCACGCAATCCGAGACACGCAGAACGAAACTTGAGTAGATGATTTCCCTCAAGTAATTATGCTACTCTAACCGAACGAGGTACCCATGTCCCACAACACTTACGACTTCACAGCCGGTGATACCGGCAGCAAAATTCGTGTACGAATGATCGACGGATTGACCGGCGCACTGCTGGTCCCGTTCAACGGAACCTATAATGCGTACGTGGTGGTGAAGAATGCGCTTGGCGTGATCAACACTCGCACGATGGCCCTTTTGACCGGCGCGAATGATGGCTATGCGGAGTATCAGTTTACGCCTAGTGAGTTATCGGTGGGTACGTTACAGACACAGGTGTACGTGCAGAAGGTGTCGGACGGTTCGATCGTAACAGAACTAGGCATTAAAGAATACTCCGTCGGACCAAAACTCTCATAGGTGATACATGATGCACGGATCAAAGTATTTCTCGGCAAAAGAATTTATGTGTAAGTGTGGCTGCGGCTTCGGGTCACGAGAGACGGACATTGCCGATGATCTCGTGCATGCGCTGCACTGCTTACGAATGAAATTGGGCGTGCCGTTTAAGATTACGTCAGCGGGTCGATGTGTGGCACATAATGCAAAGGTTGGAGGCGGTGCTCGCTCGACGCACCTTCCAGGTGTAAAGGGTTTGTGTACACCTGATTATGAAGGAAAGTCGCGTGCAGTTGATGTCGATACAGCGATGTGGTCGATCACGTTACGGGCAGAGGCAATACAGATGGCTTTAGCGATGGGCCTGCGCGTAGGTATCGCTACGACGTTCCTGCATTTCGATGTGGAGAATGCCCCGTACTACGGTGAGGGGCTGTGGAATTACAGTCTCAAAGAGGATAGCTCAGGAGGTCAAGCATGAATTGGTTAAACTTTGCGAAGGGCTTTAAGACATTTATCGGTGGGGCGGTACTGGTTGCGGGAGGCGCGGCAGGTATTGCGTTTGGGTTTGTCGATCCGATGACCGGTGTCGGCATGATCGGCACAGGGTTCAGCGTGTGGGGAATTGGTGGGAAGGCGCAGGATATTGCTCAGCAAGTGGAGCGGTGGGCTGACGCAAAAGAAAAGGAGATCAAGATCAATGTACCTAAAAATGATTAAGCATGTATTGGTGTCCGCTGTGCTGGCAGTGTCACTGCTGGTGAGCGGGTGTGTCACAACCTCTGTGGGTCCTGATGGTCAGGTGCAAGTCACTGAGCCGGACTACGAGATGATCCAACTGCTTTCGACAGCGTCTGTGGCAGCGTGGGCCGCATCGCAGAAGGATGGGATTAAACCGCAGGACGCTGAAGCTGTGATGGCAGTTCTGACGGCGATCGAAGCCTATCACGCGGACGGCACCGTGATTGATCCGGCTGCATGGCATGTGGCGATTCAGAACCAGGTCCCGAAAAGATACCAAGGTCTCGCGGCAGTGCTGGTGCAGATTGTAGCCTCGCAATTAGAAAAGTATGGTGTGATGGCGCAGATCCCGACTCCTGATAGTGTCGGCGGAAAAATTATGCGCTCTATTGCGACCGGTGTGAAGCTTGGACTCTCACCGTATTTACAAAGCTCGGTAGGAGAGGGTCGGGTCACAGTTCGCCTGTACAGCATGTAATTATGGCTACGATACAGAAGAGTCGATTCGGTTTATTCATCCACGAAATGCAAATGGAGTGTGATTACAATGGCGAATGTGCTGACGACGAAAGAGGAAGTGAAGAAGTATCTCGAAGATACGGCGGGGACAAGCTCCTTCGACGCGCTGCTCGACGCGATCATTCTCGGCGTATCCCAAAAGTTCGAGTACGCGGCAAATCGGCCACTATTTACGGGGACTAGAGCGGAACTGAAGAACGGCGGCTCGTCTCGCATCTACCTCAATGCGCCTCCGGCGACCTCGATCACGTCCATCGTCTATGCGCCGGACTACGACTTTGATAATGGGCAAGTTCTCGGCGCGGCAGAGTACGTGCTCGATCCCTCTGATAAGAAGAACTGCGTGTACAGCACATACGGTGTGTTCCCTGGCGGGTGCGACTCGTTGCGGGTGATCTACATCGGTGGGTACATTCCTGCGGACACGGTCGGTACGACTGTCCCTGAGATGGTTAAGCAAGCCGCGACATTGCAGACGGTGTACCTATTTAAGAACCGTAAGACGATCGGCTTCGATAACATGACGATTGGAGAGGGTGTGCTGACAAAGGTCACGAACCGGTGGCTACTGCCGGACGTGCTCGATGTGATACGCGCAATTCGCGTGCAGAACATTTACTAGCATGGGACGACGAGTCAATCTGTCGAAGCAAGCAGAGCGGATCATCGCACGTCTTGATAACTCAGGGCTGCTTCGTGCGATGAATAAAACCGTTGCGGAGGTCCGTGATCATATCAAGCGCCGATATATGGGAGGCGCACGGACTTCACCGAATCGCTTGGCTCGTAATACCGGCGCGATGGAGCGTCACACTGTTGCGACGAGAGCGGAGAAGGCTGGCGATCAGAGCATCAAGGCGGCGATCAAAGTCAACGTCCCATACGCATCGATCCACTTCTCTGACCACGGACAGAAGCAGACGGTGATCAAGCCTCGCACGGTGACAAAACTGACTGTACCTATCCTGAAGAATGCACAGCACCGTGCGCCACTACCGGCGAAGGGGTATCCAAGTAGATTCGCGTACCACGATATTTTGTATGCGTCGAAGAAGGGTAAATTCATTTTCCCGATCTTCGCATTGCGAAGTTCAGTGACGGTGCCGTCACGGATCGATATCTCAAGAGATGTGCTCCCGTACGCGCGAGAGATTCTTGAACGAGAAGTGAAGCACGAATTACGTACGTTCAACCGATAAGGAGCGTTATGTCGCATACCACTGTGCCGGTCAGAACCGCGTTGATCCAAAAGATCCTCGATACCGTGAAGGAGGAAATTCCTGAAGTCAAGACCGTCAGGGCGTTCACGGCCCCGCCGACGGACCTGGTCGGAATTGAGCTTCCGGCTGCGTATCTTATTGAAATACAACCTGAAGATCGGTCTATCTCAAACCGGCTGGCGATCGGTCGAGTACACTTGATGTTTCAGATCTTCCTCAGTACGACGATGCTCGATGCTCAAGAGACCAGTTTTATCGACACGTACGAGATGATGGATATCATCGCTGCGCGGCTCCACCACGTGTTCCACAATGCTGTGGGTCTCTCAAAGAATGGGCTTGTTAATGTAGTTGAAATTCAGTACGATAGGGTTATTACGAATGATGCCGTAGGGGTGCTGAACGCCACGTTTGATGTGGAGTATCGGCACGATAGAGGGAACGCTTTTAGCTAACAATAGGAGGAGTCGCTATGCCGCAAATTCATGACACTGACAATTACACCGTACCTGGTGGGATTAAGCTGTTCTTCACGCCGACTGGCGGGGCTGAGCGCGATCTTGGGAACATGGTCGATGTTTCAATTGGCCGCGAGACTGAGAATCTTGAACACTTCACCAACCGTCCTGGCACTCGTGTTAAGGACAAAGTCATTGCATTGAGCGAGTCGATCACGATTGACTTCTCATTGGATGAGCCGGTGATCAGCAATTTCATTCTGTTCTTCAAGGGCGATAGTGCAGCCACTCAGGGCGCGGGTACCGCTGCCGTGGTTGATCAGAAGGTGTCTTTGGCGGCTTTGTATGGGATGACTTCACTGGGCAAGCCTGGTGCGATCACATCGTACAGTGCGCGTCAATTCCTCGACTACGTTTACTTGTTCGATGGGACTTCAACGTACACGAACAACAGTGCCGAAGCGGACACTGCTGCCGGTACGCCGTTCAGCGCGATGGTGGACAACACCGACAAGCTGTACTGCGGAAAGCTGACGAAGTTTCAGGAAGTGCGTATCGAGGTCAACGTCGCGGCTGTTGGGTATACCGCAGTCACTTGGGAATACTGGAACGGTTCAGCATGGACCACGCTGACTACGGCGGGTACTGCGGACTTCTCGGCTGACGCCACGTTCACGTTTACGGTTCCTGGTTCATGGGCGTTGACGACTGTGAACGGGATCAGTGCATACTGGATCCGCGCACAGCAAACGGCGGCTTCTCCGGCCACTCCCGCAACGATCGACAACATCGGTCGGCAGGCATTGGTTGAGAACACCGACTACGTGGTTGACCTGGGTAACAGTTCGGATAGCGCGGAAATCCGTGCGGTGTCTGGTGGCTCGTTGGTCGATGGCGAAGAGATCAAGGTCTCCTTCACCTACCCGACCTTCGCATCAGTCGTGAGTAACTTGGTGAAAGCTGGCGCGGCAGAGGGCTCGTGCCGGTTGGAAGTGCATCCTCAGAGTGGTCGTGGTCTGAGCTTCGATATCGAGATCCCGAAGTGTCAGATCAACAGCAATGGAGACCTGAGCTTGAACGACGAAGAGTTCATGCAGATCCCCTTGCAACTCACGGTACTGGACGACACGGACAATACTCCGACGTACCCGTACGGGCGCATCATCGTCTACGACGTGAGCGCGTAAGCAGTAAGGTAGGTTCCCCAAAGGGCAGGGTGTGTATCATATGTACGCACTCTGCCTTGCTCCTCAACTATTTCTCACCCACAAGGAGTTTCTATCATGGAAGGGCTAATGGCTCTCATCAACTCGACCGAGTACGCCGGATTTACGATCAAGGAATGGAACATCGTGCAGTTCTCAAAACTGGCCGGTATCCTGACCCTCATTGCAAAGGAATACGAGACACGAGAAGTATCCTTCGAGGCATTGGCTGATGCATTCAGTACGGTCGATGCGGACGGTGTGCGAGCCTCTTCACTTCAGGTCCCGAAGTCACTCTTGAAGATCATGGAGCCGCTGATTACGCACTCAACTCCGCTTCTCTGCGTGAGTTTGAATACCACTTCTGATAAACTTGAGCAGGTTGAGTTTACAGAAGGGCTTGTACTGTTGCTGCTCGTGCTGAAAAAGAACATGGAGCATCTCTCAAGTTTTTTCGCACGTCTGGTCGCGGACAAAAAGCAGTAAAACGCGATCAGGATGTGCTCGGTACTGAGTGTACGTTCGAGTTGCTCGTCAGTCGTGGACATAAACTCCACGAGTTACTGACGGTGTATCCACTGTCTACGGTCGCTGAACTGGCGAAGGCAGCACACATCAATCGTATCTACGATGCGATGGCCTCAGCGAATCAGGTTGCTGTTGGTGCAGTCCACGCGATCGAGGCCGGATTCAGTGGGAAGACACCCAAGGTTCTCCACAAGTACATGGAGAACATGAAACGCGCGGCACGAAAAGCGAAGACCGCAGGACGAAAGGATGTCAAAGAAGACACCAATGCCTTGCTAGGCGCATTTGGTGGAGTGCCGAAGGAGATCCAGAAACGTGTCAGACATCAAGATAACCCTCGAAGCCGTAAGTAAGCAATTCGCTGACGCGATGCGTCAGTCTGCTGACACGACGACGAAGCTCGTCGATGAGATGAAGAAGCTCGACGCGGCCCTTGATGGGATGTCGAAGCGTCTCGGTACGGCTGAGAAGGCCAGCAAAGAACTCTCCGCAAGTAACAAGCAACTTTCCGAGTCCACCAAAACTGTCGGAAAAGATGCTGCCATTACCGCTGCGAAACTCGTGGCGTTGTATCAGACTGCGAAATTCGCGTTCGGGATCATCAAGTCTACGGCTGACAGTGTGATCGGGTCGATCGATGAGTTCCAGAAAGGGACGATTGGGTCGGCCATCGCCATCACGAACCTCGCTGACCGCACGCTCTTGTTCGGCACAACCTGGGAGCAAGCGTTCCAGAAAAACCTGGCGTTCTCTAGGGACATGTTCATCGAGCTTGAGCGAGTGGCCGCTCGGTACTTTGCAAGTTCGACTGATTTGCAGTTGGCCTTCAATACTCTCGCACAGCGCGGCGTGGTCGTTCGCCGCGAGGAGTTGGACCTACTTGGTCAGTTGACCGACACGATCCTGCTGTTGACCGGTGGACAGCAGTCGTCGATTCAGATTCAAGAAGAAATTCGGTCATTACTGAATGGCTCCGCGCGTGCAACAGCACAGTTGTCTCAACTCGCTAAAGCCTTTGGTCTCGATATTAAAGAGATCGCCGCACAGATCCGCGCAACACAGAGCTTGAAACCCCTTGAGCCTATTTTGCAGGGCGCGAAAGCTGCGAACAAAGAAGTGCAGAAGACGTTCCAAGCAACGATCAACGCACTCGAAGTGCAGTTCACACAACTCAAGCGCGTAGCCGGTGAAGGGTTCTTCAATGCGGTGAACACGTCGTTGACACGGCTGTCCGCGTTCCTCTCACAGAATCAAATTGCCATCTCGAAGTTTGGCGCAGTCGTCGGAAACTTCTTCGCTATCCTTATTGAGAAGGTCACGAACTTCCTCGATACATTCAGCAAAGCAGGAGGCGCGAAGGAAGCTCTCTCCGGTTTCGTCTTTGTCGCGGCAGGGGCTCAGGTTGCATTCAGTGGCCTCTTTGAACTGCTGCAAGGCATCGTGGCGCTGCTTCAGCAACTCCCGATTATCCTCGCGGGTGTGGCGAAGGGCTTCGAGCAAGGCTTGTTCAGCGGCGGCTTCGAGACGATGGGGAAGGCGTTCAAAGAAGCAGGCGATAATCTCAAAGCGGTCTTTGATACGTTCGACTCGCGCTCGCTCAGCGAACGGTTTCAGGCGCTGGTAGACAGCTACAACAAGTCTATCGATGATGCGGAGAAACGTGCGAAGGGTTTGACAGGTGGAGGGAATAAACGCCCACAAGCCGTCACGCCTCCGTTCATCGAGAGTGAAGAGAGCAAGCGCCTCACCAAGCAACTTGGTGATGAACTAGACGCTATTGTTGTCCGTGCTGATCGAGCCGAGACGCAGTTTATGCGCTTCCGTGCAGCGACGGAGTCTGAAGTTGGGCTTCAGAAACTTCGTCGTGAGTTTGCGTTGTTGGAGAAGGGCTTCCAGTTATCAGTTGACGGCGTGGCTCAGGGCGTCATCAACATGGATCACGAGTTACTCGGTCTGATCCCCTCACTCAATGAGGCGTTCGGTGGGATCGCGGTCAACCGTCTAGGCCAGTACGTCGATAAGATGGACGAGCTTGAGCATGCGTATGGGCAGATTCGAGATCGCATCATTGAGGTTGGCAGCACACAAGATACACGGAAGCTCATCAATCTATTTCAACAGGTGTCTCGGACATCGAGTCAGTTCCTGAGTTTCGTCGCAACCTCTGAAGCGCAGGCTGCTGAGATCATCGCAGACACCGCAGGAAAGATTCGTGCGGAGGCGCAAAAGAGTTTTGACGAGAAGTCCGGTGAAAGTAAAAGTCTCGTCGAGACGGCTGATCGTGCAGTGGAGATTGCGAAAGAGCGCCTTGAGTTGGTGAAGTCGCTGCTCAATCCTGGCGGGAGAGACGGCGTCCAATCTCAAGCGGCGGCTGCAAAGGCAGAGATCGACGCGCTCCAAGCAGAGCAGGCCAAGCTGCAAGCAACTCAGGAACGGTTTAGGGCTCAAGCACTCAAGGCTGACGTGCCGTTCGCAGACGCGATTGCTGCTGCCGGTGGACTCATCGAAGAGGGTCAGAATCGTCTTCAACAGATGCCTGCGTTGATCGCGCAAGCCACTGCTCGTTACCAAGACCAACTGGCACTCTTGAAGCTGAGTCATAAGCAGGTTGAGGAACGAGTCAAACTTGAAGAGGCGAATGTTGTCGCGTCACGTGAGAACCAGTTCTCTGTGAAGACGAACGAGGATAAGTTACAAGCCGTCCTCAATCAGCAACTCAAGACTGCCACAGCCGTAGCAGACCAGCATGAACGACGGGCGCGTGCTGACTCCGACTTGGCGATTGAGGCGCGGCGAAAAGATCTCATCGAGAATCAACTCCGTGCATTGCAGCAGATCAATGAACTACAGGGACAAGCTGCACAGACGGCACAGCAAGGAAGCGCCTTCGCGCAACAGCAACGCCGCACGGCTGACGCCTTACTGCCTCGCACAGAGTTGCAAGCGCAGCTTCAGGGAATCGAGCAGGCTCGTACGGCATTGAACGGGTACGTCTCAGCACTGCTGAAGCAGATCGCCTCATTGACGATTGCGAGCGAGGCGTTGAGGAGCGTGAATGCGACTGATACCGAACGACTGGCTGTGGTCAATCAGTCACTCGCTGCAAACGAGTTTAGGACGGCTGAAGAGAAGCGCCTCGCACAAGAGGAAGCCACGATCCTCACGGCTCGTATCGAGGCCAACACGGAGATGTTGGAGTC